AAACACCGAGCCGCTGTCGGCCCATGTAGGCGTAAGCACAACAAGGATCTCTTGAGATTTCAACTCGGGCGGCACGCCGTATGGCTCCGTGGTCCTTTGCTTGGCCTCTGTGAGGTTTTCTTCGTCCGGTCCAACAAAGATGCCTGACGATTTGTAAACGCGCAGCCAAGCCTTGTTGACGTTTTTGAATCGACCTTGGCCAAAGCCAGCGTCCACGCCAAGGGCCAATGGCAGCGTTTTGAGGTCCGAGTTGTAGGGTAGCCCTACGATGATGATGCTTGCGGCCCTGGGGATCGATACGCGGCCGCTGGTGACCACCTGACGAGGCTGCACAGCGCCGTCGGCCAGGATGCTGACCGTCTTGCCTTCCAGGTGCGTCAGACCGGCCACAGCGTCCCTGGCAAACGACCACACGGTGGTGGCCGTCGAGCGCAAAGTCACCGGCAGGGTTTTGTCCAAGCGGGCCTGGGCGACCGTGGTTGATGTGGTTGATTTGATGGTCAGGCGGTATTTGTTGCCGCTTGAGTCGGTCAGCACAATCGCGTCATTGACATCGGTGGTGGCCGGGTAAGCAAAGATGGCCGTCGATGCTGTCACGGTCAACAGCTCCGTCGAGTCCCATACGGTGCCGCCAGTCACAGTGACGGTTGTCGCGCTTGTGTTGGTGCCGTCGTACTTCAACCCTGAATCGACAAAGAATGCATTGTCCAAATCAGGGAAGCTGCGAGTCTGCTGGCGCTCAACGTAACGCTTGGTGGTGCCGTTAATCGTGCGATTCACAATGACATACAGCGCGTCTTCGTCACCTTCAGCAACCGACGTGCAAGCTTCAAACATGCCGTCTGTGTCGTGGTGATGCCAGGCACCAACTTGCTGCTCTGGAATGTAGGTCAAGCCAAGCAACATGCCTGTGCTGTTGACAAAATAAATCAGCGGGTTTGGCGCTTTCAAATATGTTTGATCGAGGATTGTTTTGTTGTCAAACAAATGCGCTGCACGCACCGACAAATCGCCGGTGATAAAGCCGCTCGATTGCCAAGAATAACCAAGCTCTCGAACGTGGCCACCTCGAGCTGCAACGTACACCAGTGTGTTGTTAATAATCGATGGTTGAACATTCGATGCACCAATGTACGACTGTGGTCGAACCGAAATTGTGGTCGGCGTGATTTCGTCAGAGTTGACAGACGTGACGCGCCATTCGGCAGAGCTGGTCAGCAAAATCAATTGCGTCAACGGCACAATGTGTCGAATGGTGTTTGCTTCACGCGCAGCAACGCGGAACGCAATTCGGTCATCGTCTTTGATCGGCAGCGAGTACGACATGTTTGACTCGGTGCCCGACTTTGTCATCCAGATTTTTTGTGGGTCATTGACTGTGCCAGCAAACGCACGGCGTTGCTCAAAATATGAAACCGCTCCTGGGTAGTTGTTAGATGAGTTGAAAACCGATTCATAAGTTGGTGGCGTTGTGCCGAGATCTGGGGTGATGTTATCGTCAATGAGAGACAAAGAATCAGTCTGACCAATGTATCCATAGATGCCGCCCTGATATTTGTAGACGTTGTATCTCGATGCGCCGCTCACCGCGGACCATGAAATTGTGTTGATACAACCAGTCTCAAACAAGTTTGATCCAATCGACGCAACAGCAGACGCTGCTGATTCGCTGACCAGGTCTGATGCAATTGCAGTGACAACGTACTTGTATGTGTACTTAACCGATGACGCGCCGGTTGATGTTGCAGTAACGCCTGTTGGCGTGGTGATGGTTGCAGAAAAGGTGATCGGCACCAGCGTCCAGTTGGTCGCGCCATTACGACGCAATTCACGCGGCGCATAGCTTGGGTGAACAATGGTTAAAACGTCCGCCGATTGAACGTGGTGAATGTCAAATAGATCGGCGGTCGCATACGGCGTTGGTATTTCGTATTCGCCGGTCAATGGCTCTGCATACCAGTACGTCGCGTTTGGTGGCACCTGGTTTGTGTGGGCTGCAATGCAATAGTAATTCACGCCTGATCGAGATACCAAACTGCCAACGGTGTATGCAGTTGCGCTGCTCCATGCCGCTGGCGATCCTTGCAATAGCGTTGCGCCTTGTGTGTGAAATCGAATGTAGCCATTGCCAAGCTCGAGCACCATGGTTTGCGTGGTCGAGTAAGTGAATGGCAGCAGCCTGGTTTTCTTTGTCGAATCTTTTACTTCGCGCACATAAGCAAAGCCAGCGCGGTTTTCTGCCGGACCTTGCGGGCGACACACAAAATTCCTGACAGTGGCTGCACCCGTTTGAAATTTTTGGTCGTCAATACGTCCATACATTTCGGGCGACATTTCGCCGCCAGCAAACGAGCGTTGTAGGTTGCGGACGTTTGGCATGTGTTATCTCCCGGATGTCCAGGGTACGATGTGTTCGACCTTGATGTTTCGTTGATTGGCATCAGACGCTTCAGCTTGTGACAGGTAACCCGTCATCATTTGCACGCATCGTTTGCCTTCCGCTGTGCCCATGTCGCCTTTAATCACTGGGCCTGCAAGCATCGATGCAAGGTGCCATGACAGCGTGACAATGAACAGCGGAGAAAATTCTGTGGTGTCGGTGACGTATGCTGAATAACGCAGCACCGCCTCTTCGACATTGGTGAACAAATTGTGAATGCCTTCCGCTGTGGTTTCAATTGAAAATGGTTGCGGCACATAACGGCCAGCGGCAGTCACAGGCGAATAATTGTGCGACCAATAAGGTGTATCAGTTGGCACAAAGCGCGTGGCGTAATCGTCGTACGCATCAGGCGGCAAAACAGAGATTGGGTTCAAACAATCAGACGGCAATGTGTATGCGTATTTCCATTCGGTCCAGTTCTGTTCGACCTGGGTCAATGCAATACGACGCATTGCAAAATTCCAATTGTGCATTTCGAGCAACGAGTCTCGAGCAATCGGGTAAAACCTCTTGCAGTGTTCGGCTTGAGCGGAGCCCTCCGGCGGGTTGATGCTGGCCACAGTGGCGTTGTCACCAAGGTGCCCCAATGCCAAATTACAAATATCGACTTCTGATGCCATCATGGCCTCCTATGTAAAAGGGGGCCGTGGTTTCCCAACGGCCCCCGCGACTCAACTTCCGAAAGAGAAGTATTACACCGAGCCTTCGGCCACGTCTTCAGCACCACGCTTGGCTTTGGGAGCCCACTTCTTGGCGGGCGCTTCGGCTTCAGCGGGTCCATCTACAAGCTCAAGATTTGAGCCTGCCTTGCCATCGAACTCAACGATGTCGCCTTCCTCGCGGAGGCCATTGTTGATAAACGATCTTTCAAGTACGCGGTATTTAGGCATAGTGTTTTCCTTTCAGGATTAAGCAACAGTAAAGCCAGAAGCGTAGAACTTCTTGCCGTCTTGGATATCAGTCACGATATCAGCAGTCACAGCACCAGCGGTGTATGTGCCAGAGATAGTGTAACGAGCGCCAAGATAGCGTTTGCCGTTGCTTGCCACTTGTGGGTTGATGCGAACTGCCGTGTTGTAACCAGCAACCAATGCAGCGGTAAGAACCGCGTCAGAGGAGCCGATCACCTGCACGTTTGAAGAGAGCGCAGCATTGTCTGCCTGGATCACTTCAAACTTTACAGAAGTACCGCCTGCCAAAGCAGTGGTCACAGCAAAGTTCATGTACAGATCTTGACCTTCGCCGATGTCACGGGCGACGGAAAGATCGATGGTGTCAGTTGACACGGCAGTGGTAGTCAATGCCTGGTCAGTAGACACACGGAGCAGTTTATCGGTAATCATGGTTTATGTCCTTTCAAGTTAATTGGTGGCCGATTAGCTGACAACAGCTTCGGTGTTGAGGATAGCGTCAACACGACGGAGCGGCACGCCCAAGAAGGACAGCCAGCTATACGGCATGCCAAACTGGCTCAAGCCCTCATTGATCTTGAGGACGTATTGGCTCTTGTCGAGCGCAGCCACAGACAAACCAGAGTGGACGGTACGGTTCATGTAGAACGCGGCACGACCCATGGCCATGTTGGGGATACGGTACAACGAACGAGCCATCAGCTTGACGATGTTGGTCGCAGCAGAGGCAGCTTGAGTGCCAGTCTGGCCAACCAAGTCAGACACATCGATGTTGCAGATGCGAACGACATAGCGCCAGTCTTTCACGACCAAGCCATTTTTCCACTGGTAGCGAGTTGCAAGAGCCTGCAAACGAGTGCCGTCGCTGTTGTAGACGGTTTGCTCGCCGAGGTCTTCATGGATCAAGCCAGCTTTTGAGCCTTTAGGGAAAGGGCAATACACAGTGTTGTCACCCCAAACCACCAAGTACACAGAAGTGTTGTCAGAGCCAGAGCCGCCAGCGCTCAAGATGTTCTGTGCGTTAGCAGCAGACAAGCTCGAGTAACGTGCAGCCAAGCCAAGGAACTGCTTCGGATCAACGCCAGGGTTGCCGTAGAACAGAGTCGTAGCTTGAGTCTGGTTCATTGCTTCCAAGAACGCGGTGTCTTCCGACAAGCGGAATTGAGCCGTGTTGCCATTGAGCATGGCCAAGTCTTTGTCCACTTCGGAGCGAGCTTCCAAGATACCGCAAGCTTCGTCCACTTGTGCAGTGGTCGATTTGCTCGACGGAATACCTTGGTTCAGAGCGCGCCAGTAAACAGTAGGCAGGCCAGTACGAATGACAACGCGGTCGCCGGTAGGCAAGTTGCCTTCCTTGAACACGCAGTCTTCGAGGACTTCGTTGGACTGCGAAAGCAGTTCGGCAACGATAGGAACCCGACCGTCCGGGTCGGTGCGTTTGGCCCAGTCGGCCAGGGTGAGGTTGCTAGTTGACAAAGTAGTCATGGTTCATTTCTCCATTAGGATTGATTGCTATACAAAGCGGATGCTGCGTCATTGAAACTCTTTGGACCGGATGCCTTGGCACCGCCTGAAGTCCCACCAACGAAACGATCCTCGCTGATTGCCTTACCCGCCCTGAACATAAACCGAATCACTTCGGGGTTATTGCCCAGGCCGGACTCATTTAGCAGCGAGCGAAGTTCAGGTGTGCCGAATGCGTCCAGTGCTTTCTTGGCCACCGCAAGGTTTTCTGCCAGCTTTTCGCCGCCATATTCCCTGTCGGTTTGTGCCTGCTGGGCCCAATCGTTTCTTACCTGTTCAATGACCTGTTGCTGGCGCTCCTGAATTTTGGGAGCCAGCTTGTCGATCATCTTCTGCGCCGCGTCCTGGGGTAGATCCAATTCCTTGGCAATGTCCGAAAATGAATTGATCACTTCGGGGTCGAACTCTTTGCCTTCTGGGGCTTTGAATTCGTACGCTTCCGGCGCACCGGTCGGCTTGCCCTCGGTATTGCCAGCCGCCTGCCCGTCCTGGGTTGCTTGCTGGTTCTGCCCGTTGGTCGCTTGCTGCTGCGTCCCTGCTGGCGCGGCATCC